CAGTTTCATTGGGGCCCTGCAGATAAACGCGTGCTAGTCAATTCAGAAGATGTTCTCGCTCAAGTATTCGGTAAGCCTGACTCGAACAACTTCCAGGAATGGTTTACCGCAGCCAACTTCCTTGCATATACTAATGCATTGCAAGTTTCACGCATATTAAACAGCGCAAACAATGCGAACGGTGCCGGCGCCACCAACAAGATTATCAAAAATGATGATGACTATAATGACAATTATAGTTCAGGCATTGGCGGATCGGGTGACTGGATTGCTAAATATCCAGGTGCTCGTGGTAACTCGCTTAAAGTTTCAGTGTGTCAATCTAATGCGGCTTGGGAGTCTACGGTCTCCACCGCCAACTTGGTATTCCATGCTGGTAACACACAGATTGCTACGAAGGGTGCAAATACCACTTCGCTCTTATCAACGGGTGGTAACATCTCTGTTACTGGCGAAGTTGTCGTAGGCGATCGTCTGCATCTGCAGAGTTCTACGATTAACCTTGGGGACGATCTTGAGGTTACAGCAGTTAACACAACAATCATCACAGTAAAAACGGCTCCAACAATGGATCAGCTCGGTGTTACAACGACTATGTTCGCTGATGCTGTTAAGTCGGTTGCAGTTAAACGTCGTTGGGAATACTACAACGATTTTGATGCATCTCCTGGTTCTTCTGAATACGCACAGCGTGCCGGTGGTTCTGGTGATGAAGTTCACGTTGCGGTTGCTGATGAAGATGGCGAGATCACAGGTGTTCGCGGCCAGTTGCTTGAGCGTTATAACGCTCTTTCCCGCGCCAGCGACGCTCTGAAAGAAAACGGTAACACCAACTACTACAAGGAAGTTATCAACCAGCAATCTTCTTGGATCTGGTGGGCATCTCATGTGGATAACATGACAGCTGCCGGTGGTGCTGCAACATCAACTTTCGCCAACAGTAACGATAAGCCAACGACGGTATCGTTATCCGGCGGGGGAGATGGGGATACACCAACCACTGCTCAGATTATTGACGGTTACGAAAAGTTTGAATCTGCTGAAGATGTCGATGTATCGCTCGTCTTGGCTGGTGATTCAAACGGAACGATCATTACACATATTATTAACAACATTTGCGAAAAGCGTCTAGATTGTGTTGTAACATGTTCGCCTGAGAATGGCGACGTTGTAAATAACAGCGCGTTCATCGGTGCCGAGCAGGAAGATATTATTACATTCCGTAATACCTTACCTTCCAGTTCATACGCAATCATGGATAGTGGATTCAAATATCAGTACGATAAGTACAACGATATCTACCGCCACGTTCCACTCAACGGTGACACTGCAGGACTGATGGCTCGTACCGATAACGTACGTGATCCGTGGTATTCTCCTGCTGGTTTCAATCGTGGAAATATTAAGAACGTCACTAAGCTTTCGTATAACCCACGTAAAGCGGATCGAGATCAACTCTATAAGTCTGGTGTCAATCCGGTAGTTACATTCCCAGGACAGGGAACGGTTCTTTTCGGTGATAAGACGCTCTTGGCAAAACCAAGCGCCTTCGACCGGATCAACGTTCGCCGACTGTTTATTGTTCTTGAGAAAGCGATCTCGACGGCTGCTAAGTTTACTCTCTTCGAGTTTAACGATGCATTCACTCGGGCTCAGTTTAAGAACTTGGTTGAGCCTTTCCTTAGGGATGTACAGGGTCGTCGCGGTATCTTTGACTTCCGAGTTGTTTGTGACGAAACAAACAATACTCCAGAGATCATTGATCGCAACGAGTTTGTTGGCGATATCTACATTAAACCAGCTCGCTCAATTAACTTCATCCAACTTAACTTTGTCGCGGTAAGAACCGGCGTTGAGTTCGAAGAAGTTGTTGGTCAGTTCTAATTTGGATTATAAATAAAACAAAGGATTAGGAGAAGAACATGGCCTTCAATATTAACGAGTTCCAAGGTAATTTACCGTTCGGCGGTGCTCGACCTTCACTATTTGAAGTCACAATGACTAACCCCATCAATGCTGCGGCAGACGATAGGTTTCGGTTTGTATGTCGAGTCGCGCAGGTTCCGGCCTCTATCTTGACTCCAATTACGACTAACTACTTCGGTCGTCCGATTAAGTTCGCGGGTAACCGTACTTACGAAGATTGGACCGTAACCATTCTTAACGATGAGGACTTCTCAGTACGTAGCACTCTTGAAGAATGGATGAACAACATCAACAGCACGGTTGGAAACGTATCTCAGGTTTTCAACACAGTGTATAAATCTCAGGCTCAGGTCACTCACTTCGGTAAAGCCGGTGATATCCTGCGCCAATATGATTTCGTTGGATTGTTCCCGACCAACATCGCTGCTATCGATCTTGATTGGTCGAACACGGACGCGATTGAAGAGTATACTGCAACCTTCAGCATTGACTACTGGACAACAGCGTCCGGCGGACTTGCTCCTGGCGCAGCAATCGTATAACTCTTTTTATAATTATCGAGAAAAGGGAGCCTTAGCTCCCTTTTTTTGTGTTTACATCTATTATAAATAATAGGAAACAACATATAGCAAATAGGACCCATATAATGGCTGAACTCTTTGGATTTACTATTGCTCGTAAGAAAACAGAGGACGAACAGGGAAAGCTTCCTTCTATCGTTTCGCCATCACAGGAAGACGGATCTGTTGAGATTGCTCCTGGTGGTGCATACGGTACCTATGTTGATCTCGAAGCAAAAGCAAAGAACGAAAGTGACCTAGTATCTAAATATCGCGAAATGTCAATTCAACCTGAAGCAGACTATGCCATTCAGGACATCGTCAATGAAGCGATAGTTGTAGATGAAAACTCAGGTCCATGTGAAATCGTTCTTGATAAACTACAGCAACCCGCAATGATTAAAAAGAAGATTCGACAAGCATATTCTGAAGTCTTTAATATGTTGGACTTTCAGAACAATGCATATGATATCTTTCGTAAGTGGTACATCGATGGAAGGTTATACTACCACATCGTAATCGATGAAACAAATCTCAAGGCTGGTATTAAAGATCTACGATACATTGATCCACGTAAGATTCGCAAGGTCAAGGAACCAATCAAAGAAAAAGATAAGCGTACCGGTGTTACGGTATACAAAGGTTCTAATGAATACTACATGTATAATGCAAAAGGAATCACTACAGCGAATCAGGCACAGGGCGTAAAGATCGCTAAGGATTCTATTGCTTACTGCCACTCAGGTCTTATAGACAGTCGTGGAGGTATGATCTACTCGAACTTACATAAAGCGATCAAGCCACTTAACCAGTTACGTATGTTGGAAGATGCGGTAGTTATCTATCGACTTGCACGTGCACCTGAGCGTCGCATATTCTATATCGATGTTGGTAACCTTCCAAAGATGAAGGCGGAACAGTACCTACGTGATATGATGGTTAAGCATAAGAACAAACTTACATACGATGCAACTACCGGCGAGGTACGAGACGATCGTAAGTTTATGACAATGCTTGAAGATTTCTGGCTCCCACGTCGTGAGGGTGGTCGAGGAACGGAAATCACAACACTTCCAGGCGGACAGAATCTTGGTGAGATGGAAGATGTTGATTACTTCCGTCGCAAACTCTATAAGTCACTGAATGTTCCTACTGCTCGTATGGAACAAGAGAATCAATTCCAACTCGGCCGGGCATCTGAGATTACTCGTGATGAACTGAAGTTTAATAAATTCATTAAGAGGCTTCGTAATCGATTCTCCATGTTATTCGATGAACTCTTAGAGATTCATCTTGCTCTGAAAGGAGTAACCACTCGTAAGGAGTGGCAACAGATGAAGCAGGATATCTATTATGATTTCATGGAGGATAACCACTTCACTGAACTCAAAGATACTGAGATTATGACTGAGCGGCTACGTCTTCTTGGAGACATCGATTCATATGTTGGTAAGTACTTCTCGGAACAGTGGGTTCGTACGAATGTTCTACGTTTGACTGAAGATGAAGTCGAAGAAATTCAGACACAGATCGACAAAGAAGGCGGTGGTGGTGAAGATGATTTCGGAGACGAGCCAGACGATCAAGGACCACCTCCGGATGAAGATGAACCAACTGTGGAACCCGTAGAAGAATACGAACCAGAAGAAGAATCCATTACTGAAGAGGAAAAAGAACTCGTTGACAAGATGAATCAAGTTTTAAATGATGTACTTGAGGACTAATCATGTCAAACGATGTTAGGGATGCAAAGATCTTAACCGCTGCAATCAAGTATGCAGATAAAAAGATTGCCGAGCTGGTTGAAGACATAGAACCACAGATCATAGAAGGCCCTCCTGGGCCAGCAGGTCCTGTCGGTCCTCGTGGAGAAAAGGGCGAGTCCGGTCCTGAGCGTAAGATCGTTGTCGAAGCAAAAGGGCCCGTTGGTCCTCAAGGCGTTCCTGGCCACACAATCGAAAAAGCATTTCTTGATGATGGTAAACTTCAACTCATTCGTGAGGATGGAGAGATCTTTAATGTTGGGAATGTTGTCGGACCTCGTGGAGGTCAAGGCGTTCCTGGCAAGCAAGGTATTCAAGGTGAAGTTGGTGCTCAAGGGCTACAAGGAATCATTGGCGAACAGGGACCGCAGGGTCTTACAGGACGTCATGGTCGCCAAGGCGATAAAGGAGATCAGGGAGAACAGGGTCC